GCCGCCATGATAATGCGCTCGATCCATTGGTTCTTCGCAATGCTGATCTCGATTGCTTGGATGCGCTTCTCGTGATTCTTTACTTCATCTTTCACGATTGCTTGAATCTCATCAATGCGCTTGTGCGCGCGGGCTACAGTCTCCGCCAAGTAAATCTGCCTCTGTTCCATGCTGGATAGATCACGCAAAGTCTGAGCGATACTAGTCAACGCAGACTTCATCTCACTTACATCTTGAGCCATTGCCTCTTGCTGTGCTTCCAACTTGGCAACTGACTGCTCGACGCCCATGACTTATCTTTTCTTGGCCGTCTTAGCGGCGTCTCTAAACGATTGTGCAGTAGGCGCACCGGCAGTACCGGGCTTACGCATACGCTCACCAGAGCCACTAGCGATACGCTCACGCTTCGCCGCTATGTTTGCATACAAACCTTTCTTTGGCTTTCTCATGCCCACTTTTCCTTGTTTGCCCAATAAGCCGCAGACATCTTGCCTCTGGCTATGTTACGCGCATGACGCGCCCTAAATGATCGACGGCGGTTCCTTGCCTTCTCAGACTCCCCCTCTTTAGCAGGGGAGCCAGATACACCTTGTTGACCAAAGCGTATAGTCTTTACCTTATCGCCTTCCTTAGCTACCACAACGTGCGACTTTTTGGGGTGGCCGGGAGTACGCTTGGGTTTATTATAACCCGATACGCCTATGCGATCTAAGAGAGATTCACTCATTGGTTTCCCCTGATCTTACCTAATGCCATCTTGATCGCGACGGTAGTGGGTAGAATAGTATAGTTCCAAGGCCAGAATTCATGGCCTAAACCATTGGTCATACCGCTTCGTGGAACCCATGCCTTCGACCAGTTATCAATGTACTGATCACCACAGCGAAGCACTGCATGGCCTCCGCCTGTCTTGGTCTTGCATCCGCATATCTCAGCCTGGAAGGTAAACAGTAACCACCAAAACTTGAGCCATGATTCTTGGCATACAACGTAATACAGGACGGAAAGCGAGTAGTCCTCGCAGTCGCCCCGATACATACCTTTATCATTCAGCTTAATAACGAACCACACGTCCCGATCTTCTGGGTCGTACTTGTAATCGTATAGGCTGTTAAACTCAGTTAGAGTCATGCCAATGTTACGACGACAGGTAGTCAATCCACTTACAGCCAAGTCGGACCTTGCAAGTGCCTGAACCAAACTCGCCAGTCTTAACGCCTACGCGATAGTTCTGACGCTCTGCCTCAAAGCCAAAGGTCTCGATGTTGGATGAGAAGTCATCAACGTCTGTCCAGTTAGTGCCATCAACACCTGACTGTTTCTGTACTGTGACGATAGTACCGCCAGCAATGCCAGAGACGGACAGGTTAAAGTAGCCCTGTACCTTAATCGTATCGCTGAATGTGTTTTGAGCTGTAATGCTCTTGGTTACTTCACCTGACATTATTCAACCTCCTGTGCCGCGTATGCCGCCTTAGCTTCATCGCTAAATACAGTTGTTGCGATAGCCACAACCTCAGCATCTTCTCCAGACAAATCTGCGTCTGGCATAAGTACATGACGGTGGAATGAGCGAGATACCTCTTCGCCATCGCGCATAATGATTGTCGCAGTGCGGACCTGTACTACTGGATAACCAGCGGCAAGGTGCAACACCTCAATCTTGTCGTTCATTGTTTGTTCAGTAAGTGCCATGTGGCCTCCTATGTTTATCGCCCTATCGGGCCTGTCCACCCTCTAAGGGTATTAAGCAAAGTTAGGCATTGCTACCCATGTTCCGGGGTTTCCTGCAACACGGCAGACCCAACCCATTTGAGCGCCAGAATTCGGCGTTACATCCCACACTTGATCGTTGACGCGCCACGTTCCCGATGTGGGAGCGGCGGCGCTCATCAACTTACCTGATCGAGCGTAATAGCCTCCGGTGTTAAGAATTAAGTCTTCACCAGAAGCGTTACTTGATATGACGTTGTAAACCGAAACAGATGCTGGCCCTGCCGTTGTGCTGGCATCGTAAACAAGATATTGATAGTTGTTTGTCGATCCCGATTGATCATAACGAATACTGCCGATATGAATGCCGTTGTGATATGAGCCATCGCCAAGAGATGGATTGTAATAAACAGCAATGGTGATGGCATTAGTAGGACCGCTTGACACATTTAAAGTGTCGCACTGAAAATACCCGCCTTTGCCAATTGTGATCGGCTGATTAACGCCTCCAAAAACTCCTAAATCAAAATGAGTGACATACAACTCAGGATCAAAGCCAGAGGATGATGTTGGTGAGACTAGCACCATTTGGTTTGCGTTTCCGGTAACTGAAACATGGTTGATCCTCAGTTCCCCGCACGTTAAAAATATTCCAAACTCACCAGCGCAAGAGCCATTGACAGAGCCAATCGACACTTCACCAATAGCAACACTGTCTGTCGTGTCACAATAAACAAGGCTGTCAACAGATGCTCCCGTTGGGCCAGTAACGCCAAGTACGGCCTCAATATAAATTCGAGACACAACATACCCAGCGGCATTATCTCCAGAGTATTGTTGGATTTGCAAAGCCCCGTGATTGCCGCCAATGGAAGTAACTGGGCCAAACGTGCAGTCAACGGCAGAGCGTATCGCAAGGGCATGACTGGTGATGGAAGCGCCATCATACTCGGCAGTAGACGCGCCAATAGTCATCCCAGTGTTGCTACGACCAGCCCCAGTTGACATATAACGAGCGGGCTTTTCTGCATCGAATGAAACAACGTCACCGGACCTGCCGTAATAACAGCCGACCAATACCTCAACTGATCCTGCATTAGTAGAAGGAGGGCTTTCGAATGTCTGCTTGCCATCCATCTTGTTGCCATAGGCATTACCCAAAAATGGGCGATTGCAGTTCATAACAATACGACCAGCGGCCATAGTGTCAAAGTGCATATGCGCTTCAGCAGAGAGATCATCGCAGTCAGAAAATACAACGCCTGCGAGACTTGTTGTCCCAACTGTTCCCTGCCCCAGCATCGTAACAGAGCCAAGAATTTTTAAGCGATCACAGCGATCAAATACAAAGCCAATTTTCCCCGTGTAAGTTACGGAGTTAAGAACAAACGATCCAGACGTTCCAGTATCGCCAACACGTAAAGTCGCGCCTTGGAAATCAATGGTCACATCATTTGTATTCAACGTGATTGCGCCGTTTGTCTTATAGACTCCAGCAGGAAACACAATGCCATCGTATGGCTGGGCCGCGCTGAAAGTCGCCTGAATAGCGGCTGTGTCATCTGTAGTGCCATCTGCCGCCGCGCCGAAATCAATAGGATTCAGCAGTTGGCCTTGGATCATTCTGTTGTGAACTTTTGTCAACGGCATAATTTCCTCACGAAGCTCGGTAAGCTATTGCGGCTCGGACTATAATCCGTTCACCCTGAGCCAAAGAATAAGGGCTGTTTACGTTTGCCGGAGTAACTGCAACTGTTCCAACGCCAGAGGCAACACTAAAAAAAGCGCCAGCATAAGATGCGGCAGAAACCGACATATAAATCGACGTACCCAAAATGGCTGAGTTAGTGGGAGTAAATGGCAAGCCAATGGTTACGTTTCCAGTTGGACCCGTTCCTGCTGGCGATGTGTAATCAATGTATATGTTCATGATTACGGTGTCTCCGACCTTGGTGTAAGACGCTCCGTTTACTGAATAGCCAGACGTTATTTGCGTACTGCCAACATAAAGGGGATTTGTTACAGCACCCTCTTCATAGTCATCGAATAGTTCAGATGAGCCAGTGCCAGAGGTAGCAGAGAAGTCAATGCCTTTCCCAGATGTAGCAATGATAACATTGCCAGTGGTTTCTATATCGCCAGAAACTTTAAGATCAGAGTTAACATCAATATCACCATCGAAAGTTAGCGTACCTTCAATAGTCACATCTTCAAATGTTGGATTGCGACCAAAGATGCCGCCTAATTGTTTGATAGTCATATCAGCCTCTTAGTTTTGCCATTGCCTTACACGGCAAATATTAATGTTTCAATCGCCGCATTAACTGGTGGTGCGGCTGTGAATGTCAAAGTGCTACCAGACACAGAATAAGCTGTGCTTTGTTGATGCACTCCATCAATGTTCACCAACAAATTTGCGCCTGCCGATGCGGGTGTTGTTGTCAGTGAAAATGCAGTTGTTGATCCGTTTCCTGTGAAGCTCTGCCTGACAATAGATAATGTGTTGCTGGTTAGCTCTGCGACTGGCGCGCCATTAGCATCAAACTTTAAGAATCTATTTGCGCGACTAGCCGCTACTGGTAGCTCCATCGAGATAGAGTCAGAGTCGGTAATAGGCTTGCGGATAGACTGTGAGAATGATCGGTTAGTCTGTTCACCTGCTAACCACAGATCATCGAAGTCGCTGTTTACTTCAGAGGCTAGGAAGTCACCAGAGTTTGTATAGTTCTGGGTTCGCGAGTAGGGCATATCCCGGTAAAGGGTCAGAATGTCGCCTGCTGTAGCGCCAGCGCCAAGGGTTACATTGCCACCACTATCATTACCCACGTTCGACACAGTGTAATTAGAGCCCTCTGAGAGCTTAGTGCCGTTCTTCAGTACGACAATATGGCTCTTGTCTACGATCTCGAACGTATACGCAAAGACCGTTTGACCAGAAGTCGCGGTATATTGGTTACGGCTTGTGTTGTCTGCTACTGTCATAAGTCACCTGTTTTCGGATATTTTACCAAGTAAATCGCCTTTCTTCGATCTATACCTTGTTACTCTAACTCTTTAATGTATTGAGCATATCGATCATTCGCTTGTTTTGCTCTAGCCAAAATCATGTCGTCAATAACTCGTAGCTCTTTTTCTTTCTCTTTGCCGGTCATTACAAGATTTTCATATATTAAATTTCTACGCTTGTTAAGTTTTCGAATTACTTTTGTACTAGATTTAAAATATGGGATCGCTTGAACTATGGCTCGGTTTTGTTCTCGATACTCCGCTCTTTCATCGCCTTTTAAATCTTTTAATTTGTTCTTAACTTGAGTAGCAAGATTGGCAGATTCATAAAAAATTTGTGTGCTTTCCGCTACGCCGCCAGTTGGAAACCTCATAGTAAAAGCGCGAATCAATGGATCGTCTACCGGGCTAGTAGGATCGGCAGGGATCTCTTCGCCGTTCCACTTTCTAACTTCATTGATAATAAAATCACCAGCATCAGTAAGATACTGCGCGCTTCCTGCAAGTGATCCACGCAAAGCATTGTCTATCTTAGCTGGCGATACCTTTAACAAATCACCAAGCTCTTGCGCTACTTCGCTAGTGCCTTTTGTCTTGCGCTCCTCTGGTGGCAAATCATCCATCCAATCCGGATAAATCGGCCTGCCTTGAAAAAAGTTATAGTTAGCCGTGCTTTCAATAGCCACTTTAACTAAAGGCGGTATAACAGCACTAGGATCGTAAATTGGGCTAACAGACCCAACAACACCTTTAACTATGTCCAGCCAAAACTTTTGGCCTTCTTGCATATCTTCGGTTCCCATCCACGCAAGGAACCGTTCCGGAACACTTCCAAATATGTAGCCCAATGAAAACGGCTTCGGATATCGAACCCATGTATCGCCAGACTTAAACACCCAAAACATATCTTTTTGCCATTGAGGTATTTCACGATATTCTTGGCGCTCATCTTCTGGTGCGGCATACAGGTAATAACCAGCTAATATAACACTTGGCATTGTAATCGTTGCTGTCGCCCACATTGTTGTGGCTTTAGGATTGTCTCTCATAGATCGAAACAACTTGTCCGCACCCTGCATGCCGGCATTAAAAAACGGTATATAGCGGTTAATAATCTTTGACGCTGTGCCGCCCCTAGCAAAATCGAGTGTTGCGTCTCTGGCTTCAAAGCCCGCCTCTAAGTCAGATGCGCCTTTTCTTTTTGCGGCATTAAATACGCCAATCCTCACCGACTGCTCTAATCCAAGACTAATATCATTTGGCAATCTAAGAGGGTTTTTTAAGTATCTAGCTATCTTGCTTTCTGGATTAAGAAGCTCTTGTTGTGCCTTTTGCAGTCCGTTGTCAGATAGCTCCATATAGCTATTAAACGAGCCACCTGACGCCATCCATTTCTGGTGCAAGTCAGTCCTATTAGTTAGTGCAACCAAGCCTCTAATTGGGTCAATTACTGGAGTGGGACGGGCTGGAGACTGAATAAACGAGCTTTGCATATCTCGCAACACGTTCCTTGCCCAAAACTCAGGAATCAAAGTAGCGCCAGCCCTTAACAATGTCGCCGGGCTTTGAAGCATACGACTTACAAAACCCAATTGCTCAGGTTGCATTTGCTCCATTGCTTTAAGAATTGCAGGGTCAACACGGAAAAACTTTTTCTTCCCCTCTTTAAAAACAATAATCGCGTCTTTTGGAGTAACCTTGCTTGGTCGGTAAACAGCTTTGCCATCGACCATAATCTTGTCCATCGGCACTTTCATTGGCTCAATGTACTCTTCCATTATCGGAGCCATATCCGCAATAGACTGAGCAACCCGGTTTTGCCAAGCAAGATCGACAATTCTAAAAGTGTTTTTAATGATTGATTCGACCGGGTCTTTAATCTCTTTTTCTGATCCAACAATCTTTTTAATAACTTTGTTTATTGTAGCGTTAGTAAACAGCTTGCCCTTTGTACTAGCACCGTATTCGCCAAACTCTTCATCCAAAACACGCTGAAATGGGATATAGTTCTGATTGGTTTCTTGAATCTTGTCGAATGTCTCTTGCGACATATTTCCAGATTGTACTAGCAGGTCAAGCATTCTTGTCTGATAGTCGTATAGCTCTTTTGCTGAATTATCAAACCATGCAAGCGCATCTCCATACTTTAATGCAAGTCGGTCTAATGCCTCTGCCGTTTCAATCTTTTGCTTATCGCTAACCTCAACGTCTTTACGCAACTGCAAGTCTTGATAGTAACGACGCGCAATCAAATAATCGGTAAAGTCTTTTTTTCTGTTAGCTTTATTGGGTTCAATATGAAAAACAGAGTTATCAAAGTCTTCTAATATTGACTTCAAGCCCTTGCCTGTAATGACAGCTTGGCCTTTATTTCTGTCAATGTAATAGGTATTGCCGGTGATGTTTTGCGTCGCCATGCCAACAACGCCGTTATACGCTCGATATAAATAGCGCAAATCTCGACCCGCTGGCTTTCTTAGGCCGCGCTTTATCGCTTCAGTTGCTAAGTCTCTAAATGCGCCAAGCGAATCAAACCACTGATAATAAAATTCGTTAAATATGCTTTCTTGCGGGGCTATCGCTGTAGGCTCTTGCTGAACAACCGCGTCAGTCTGTGACTCAATAATAGTGTCACCGCCGCCAAAAACATCGCCTTCTGTTGCAATGTACGCTTCTAAATCACGAACATTGTTTTCAAATTCTTGTTGAGTAATCCCAGAAAAATCCTGATCAATAGCGGATTCTAGCTCTTCAGCCGATAAGCTCTCTAGCTCAACAAGATCGCTTGTATCTTCACGATCAAACTCAGTAAGCAATTGCTCAACTTCTTGTTCGTTTAACTGCTCAAGCTGTTCTATCTCGTTTTCAATAGCTTCTTGCTGTGCTTGTTTTTCGGGATACGCAGGAAATGTAGGGTCGGCAACCATTTGACCAATAACATCCGCAATCTCAGAAACGTCGGTTGTTTCGTTCCAGTAATCCGACTGGATATTAAAAACTTCATCAAACGACCATCCGCCATCAGCCCTAAAAACAGTTGCGCTCATCCTTTTGTTAATGGCTCGCAAATCAGCAATATCAAAACCAAACTCTGAAACAATCGACTCGACATTGATCCCGCCAGCATTTGCAATAAGACGCGCTAATTTGGTGTTATCTCGTTTAGCCGCATTTAGCTTGCGATTCCATTGTTTTATAACCGTGTTTTTTAATTCAATTAAGGAGTTAATTTCACCTTGCTGATACTGGTCGTATGCCTCTAAAGCATCGGCACGAATAACCTCTACGCCGGTTTCAATTTCTTTTACAGCCTCTTCAACAGCAGTAGGAACATACAGCGCCTCATCAATTACCGATTCCTGCTCGGTAACATTCATGTTTGAAGCGGCCTCTTCTGCCTGATCCTTTGTCATCCCTTTATTTATTAGGATGTTAGTTACTATGTTTGCGGATGTTTTAACGCCGCCAAAGGCTCCGATTAAACCAGCCTCAAGCAATAGCTGATCCTTGGACGGGACTATCCCTTCTAATACTTGGTCAAAGGTATAGCCATCTTCAAGCGTCAAATTTACTGTTTCACGTAGAACATCGGCAACGCGCTCTTCCCCTAGCTCCGCAATCATTCCGTTCCATCCAGCACGAGTAAACACCTCACTAACGCGCGCATTTGGATCAAGTTTCTTGTACGCTTCAAACAAACCCATCTTTAACTTTTCGGGGAGCTTATTAGCGGCACTAATTAATGGCGTTTTTAACCGATTAGTAACAGGGTTGATTAGGTACTTATTTAAACTGGCCCCAGACAACTCGCTTGCTACTTCAACCGAGGTATATGCCAGCGCTTTTAGTGCGCTACTTGCCGGGCTGTCTTTAGATTCTTGAAATAGTATTTGCCCTTTATCGCTAACTGCCCACGGCCCTAATCGTTGTTCGCCATAATTCCTAACCGTCATAGGAACCATAGCCGCTGATTGTGCCGCTACTCGCGCAACTCGACCTGTTTGCCGAATAGCAAATTGCTGGGTTGCAGTTTGTGCCGCGCCTTTAGTTAATGCTTGTACTGTAGCTGTTTGAGCCGCTTTACCTATGCCGCCAGTAGCCATAAACTCAAGCATAAAGGCCGGCATCTGCTCGCCATAATACCTAAACTTGCCGCCGTAATTCATGCCTCGAACAGACATCTCAAGCTGTTTGTTAATAAACGTATCTATTGTTTCTTGTTCGTTTGGTTTTAGCTCTTGACCGTCCTCTATCTTTTTAGAAATAGAAAGAAGCTCTAATGACTTTGCACCTTGAACTACACCCCCGCCTGGCAACACCTGAGACCAATCAAGAAAATCGCCCGCCTCTCCAAAACCTATTGGGTTGTTTTCCCATGACTTTAAAACATCGGCAGGAAATCGAGTATTAGCAATTTCAAGCATTGATTGACGTTGGCGCTCATCCTCATCGAATAACGCTTGCGCTTCTTCGCCTTCAGTATCAGAGCTAATTACATTATCCAATGCCAATGAATTAGCTTTAGGAATATCTACTTGAACAGGATCAGACTGCTCTGCCGAGTAAGCATTAAAAACTTCCGCAAGCTCTGCATCAGTAGGAGGTGAATCGCCGGTTAGCGATAACGTGCGGCCAGTAACAGAATCCGTTACTTCATAAGTAGGCATTACTCAACCACCTTTACTGAAAAGCGACCTACTGTTTTGTCCTGTGACTCTTCTCTGTTTAATTCTTCTGGCTTTGATAAAACCTCACGAACCTGAGTCATTACTTCACTGCGCCGAGTGTTTTGGACTTCATTCACCACTTCAGTCGCGTATTTTGTCCATAAATCCCGCTCAATCTGCCTAGTAATTGTTTGCCCTTGCTCTTCAAGGCCTTGCTTTTCAAGCTCTACGCGCTCAAACAACAGCCTAACTGCAACACCATTAAGATCGGGTGGCAGTGAGGTCTTAATAATTCTGCTGGCCTGAGTCCAAGTTGACGCAATATCGGCAGTAGCACCGGCAATCTTAGCCGAGGTTAGTGTCTGTAATTGCTTTGAAATCTTTGTTTCGTCTGTTTGCGTTAGCTGTCCATTGATTCTGGCTTGAATTACCTCTTCTTGAAGGTTGGTGATTCCTGTCAAATACGCAGACGAATCCGCCTCTAAATCTAACTGAGCATTCAAATCATAAGCACGAGATATAATATTTCCAAACTCCTGCGAGTTACTTGTCGCCTTCAGCTTATCTACTGAATTTACATAAGCTCTTAAAAGACTTGCCGGCCTATCACCAATCTGCCCGAGCATTTCTGCTTCATTAATAGAAACAATTTTTTGCTCGTTTGGAATGCTTGGGTCTTGCGCCATGCTCATAGCATTAGTGTAGTTTTGCGCCTGAGTAATTGCATTTACCTCAAGTGCTTGCTCTGCCTTTTGAATCTCCGCATTTTCGTAGTCATCGACTCTTTTCTCTAGCTTGTCGATAAGAGCGTCTCGCTCTTCGGGGTCTAAAGTAATTGAAGTGTCAGGATCAATGGGGTTTTCTATGCTGTAAACATCTGACTCTTTGATGCCAGAAATAACATTTCTTGCTTGTTCGATTGTTTGTATAGGATTTAAGTTTTCATTTTCTGTTAAAGCGCGGTCGATTTTACCAATTGCATATTGCTCTACAATCTGATCGTTTAGCTTTAGCGTTTTCTCTGCAAACTGCTCTTTGCTTAAATTAGGATCTCGTGCGGCAAGATCAAGCCTAGATTGATACGCAACCCTGACACCCTTAGAGTCTTGCATTCTCGCTAAGTTAAGAATGTTTACTGATTCACTTTCAATGAGCGTATTAGTTTCGGCTGAGGCTTGATCTGCTATAGCCTTTCTTTCAGCTTTAGCAATTGGCGATCCAGCCGTCTTAACAATTTGATCGTAATAAGATTGAATGCCAGGCTTTAAAAAGTCTGGAGTCGCGCTATTTACACCTTTAAACGCGCCTTCAGACAGACTTATAAATTCAGCAGAATTAGTAGGGTTTTCTTTGGCAAACTGCTCAATTTGCGTCCTTAATGAGTTTTTAGCGCCAGCCTCATAACCAGCAAGAACATTCCTGTTAAATTCAACGTCTTGTTGCAATGTCGAATACTCATCATACACTCTTAGCTCTGGAGCCTCGCTAGTAGCCGCAAAGCCGGCGCCAGCAACTAAACCATCTTTAATGGCTTGCTCTGTATCAATTTGATCTTGAACGGCTTGCCGTTCTTTTTTTCCTTTTTCAGCAAAGCCTACTGCCAAATCGCCAACTTGTTCAGCTAATCCTGCAAGCGCGCGAACACGACGATCCGAGTAATCATCCACTCCTGTAGGCGTAAACTTGCCATAATATTCAATGCGCTTTTGAGCCATTACTAATCCTCAAATTTGCCACTAGCATCAAGAGCCGTGGCAGTTCCACTTAGCAATGTTCCGGCCGCCCCAATGTATGCAGTTTGTTTAGCTGTTTTACCTGCTCGTATCAAGGCTGACTGTCTTAGCTTTTCTGACAAATCAATGGTTGCTTCGCTAAGCCCTGCTTTCTTTGCGCTTTCCAACGCCAAACTTGCTGGCGTACCTTCCCCCGCAATTCCAGACATTGATTGCGCCACAACATTAGAAGCTAATGCGCGATTTAATTCCTCTCGACGCTGTAGCTCTCTGCTTTCTGCGGCCAACTTTTCTTGTTCTGCTTGCTGTTTCATCTGCTCTTCTTGAGCCTTGCCAGCTTGAACTTGGCCATAAGCCGATACAGCTGTACCAGTCAAAGCAATCGCCGTAATAACCCAACTCATTGTTCAGTCTCCAATATCTGCTCGGCAATCTTCTCAGGATTGGTTTCATCGGTAGGATGGTAAGTCGTCCATACCGTATCTGTTACTGCGTAGATAACTCGCTTCATGCCTGGCCTAGTTTGTCCTGTATACGGTGCAATCATGTGTTCCTTGCCTTCGTGCGTCACTGCGTAGCACTCGCCTTTTGAGACTGTGAATATATGATTGGTCTTGTGTAACGCGCCAACCAAGCATACGCCAGCCGGAATGAATAACTCTCGCGCATATAGACCGTCAGCAAAGTGATCAGTCACAACCGTCTCGGCTTGAGGCATCTGAAGCATCAAGTCCTGCGCTTTGAAGATTCCATCCTGTAAGGCAAGGTTCATCAGTTGCCCTCAACTTCGTATTCAATCATCTGTATGTGCATGGGCGTAGGGTCTGGACAAGTGATTGTCGGTATGACCTCGCGACCCCAGCCGTTAATATCGTAAACGTCTTCTATTATGCCACTAGTCGGGGTGATTGCATTTGGACTTAGTGGTGACTCTGAGCCTTGCGGACCAAACGCCCGGATAGGTACAGCAATGCCGTCAATGTTTATGCCATAAGACTCGTAGACACGTACGTTCATCCGTACGATCTTCTTCAAGCGCATCTGATTCTGGCCTGATCCGATATTCGTGTTCAGCGGCATCGGCTTGATAGTAGGAACAAACAACAGCCCGACCTCATAGTCGCCTGAGTATTCCTCATTAGTGGCTAGGGTTATCTGTCCAGAAGACACTGCTCTAGGATCTAGTACATAGTTCTCGGTCTCGACAAGCACTTGCACTTGCTTCGCCTCAAGATGTCCCAACTCGGTTATGTTGGAGCCAGTGCGAGCCTTCTTGGTAGAGCAGTCAAGCATATAGTCAAAGTCCCAACGCTCAACAAACAGCCTAGTCACTGAGTTTATCGTGCGCTCTACTGAGATATACAGCTCATCATCGACAACGCAAACGCTTTTGATATCGCCATCTGTCTTCCAGCTTGTATACCCGTTGATGTCCTGACTTCTTAGCGTGTTCAAAATTGTGGCATCGCCGTCATTATTTACGATAAACAGCCAGTTAGCGTCGTCACTTGCAGTACCCGCTAGAAGGGCCATATCAACCGGCTGGTTGATTAAGTGAGAGGCCAGTACCGATCTATCGTCTGACGTGTAAGCGTCCTCGTTAAACGAATACAGGAAGCTCAGGATCGACTTGCCGTGACGGTCAACGAATATGGTCGAGCCGTCTACGTCTTGGACCTCAACCTTGTTCGCACCGTGGGAAGTCTGAGGCTGAATCGTGATTGAGCTAGGTGTGACAGGTTTACTAGTAACAGCAAACTCAGCACCCGACGTAAATATCTGCAAGTTACGACCGGGGTACACGTCGACAATGTCATTCAACTTGCGAGATGAGATGGTCGCAAAAATCGCCTCATCGTCATCACCGTCATCAATGTCAAAGTCAAAGAACGATCCCGTCTTAGACATGAAGATTGATTGAGGCTTGGACTCAGTGCCGCCCAATACCAATCGGCCTTCATAGAAGCAAATGCTGTTTGGATATCCACGGGTGGCAGACCAGACATCCTCTTTGCGTGGCACACCAGATTGCGTCTCTGTAAACGAAATCTCGTGGTCAGCAGAGCCTTCGGTTACATAGGCAGAAAACAACTCGAAATCCTTTGTCGATTCGCCGGATATCGTAATTGTGTACTCTCGGGTTCCTGTTCGTGCTACGGCTACGCCCGTCTCACCAAATACCGGCATCTCTTGCAGGTTCTTTTGGATGTTAAAGACAGTTGACGCTCGCTCATCGGCAGTCGAATCACCGGCAAAGCTAATAGACTTTGACAACACGCTTTCAATATCAACTTCAAATCGGTCGCCTTTCTTCCATTGGCCCGATCCAGTATGACCTAGCGTCATAACCTGTATTTCACTGGTAGGCGTTGGGCTTAGTGCGTCGTCAAAATCGTACTGAGGTACGTTAGTGAAAGGGATCTCATCAATTACCCAATCATCATTCGTTCCAAGGTTTACCAATCGCATTGGCGCAAAGTCACCAACGATAAGCATGACGTTCTCAACCTGAGCTACACGGATATTTTCTATCTGAGCCGATGTCAGACCGCTATATGTGGGCTTTATATCCGCCACTCTGGTATTCGGAGTGCGATAAATACGGATGTTGTCCCGCGTAAACTCCACAAGGTAGTGCCGGTCATCCTCAACGCTCATGTCTACAAGACGTGGCGTACTTAGAATGGCAGACTCTTCGTACAAAGACAGGCCAGCAATAGTAACCTTAGCGGTACCCAAGTCGGTCGCGCCAATACGAGCTAGCCTCCAGTATCGAGCGGTCTGACCAAGCAACAATCGGAAGTTTTGCGGGTTAGTGCCAATCAGCGGGACGGTTGCGGCATCTGTATATGTCACGTCATTAGTTGAATACTGAATCTTAAACTGAGTGCTTGTCCCAGCTGACAGGCTGATCTGTCGGATGTCCACAAACTTAATTGCCTGAGCGGATGACAAGTCCATCTTGGCAACGATATAAGGGTTAGTTGTGCTTATGTTTGCGGTGGTTGACGTTGTTGTGGCGTCGTTGCCGTCATTGAGTACCGATGTTGTCCCGCCATTGGGCATCGTGTACGTCGGTGACTTCTTTGAAATACCTTTGACGCACTCGCCAATAAACTCAGTACCCGGACGACGACGCATCCCGCCTTGTGGAACGATCACGACGTTCTCAGCAGTCTCGACAGCCTGATAATACTGGTTGATATCAATGCGGCCCTTGAGAAGCGGAGATAATTCACCACTTACAAAGCTAGACTGGATAAATCGAGTCTTAGCCATTTAGAACCTCACAGTAGTGAATGGGTTACTTCGTATGGGTTGCGTAGGGTGTTGCTGAGAGTCCGTGAATCGCGCCATACGGGACGCATTTACATAGGCCGCGGCCATCTCACCCCTAGCTGAAGAACTGTCTCTAATGCTTGCGGCGAAGTCCATAGCCAGTGCGTACTCAATCATCTTAGAAAAGTACACGGGCCACTCATCCTCGGTCACATTAGCAATGTAATCCGCATACAGGGCTTGAGATGAATTGCTGTAAACCTTGTCACCGTATATCTGATAGTTGGAATCAGGGGTGACAGTGATCAAGAACAGTAAATCAGTGGGTAGCTGGTAGATACTTTTCCAGCCACTTGGATCAATCGGTGTATCCGTCAGCAAAGACATCTGCGCCTTTCTACGAGCAAAGCCCCAACGATGCTTTGTCAGCTCGTTTTGGACAATGTTGTCGTATAAGTTGTTCGCGACAGTCTCGCGCCGTGATCCACCGGTAAGTGCGTTAATCGGAGTATCCCCGATCAGAATTAGCGCATTGCTGATTAAGTCGATTTTACTCGCCATAACTCACCCAAAAATAGAATGGCCCCCGAAGGGGCCGAGGAACTTAGCTGTCGCCGAGTGCAGTACCGGAAGCGCAGTCGATCGCAGTGCCACTGTTAGACTTCACAAAAGTGATAGTCACAGCCGCCGCGTCTGAGTCGCTTACGATGATTACATCGTTGACTTGAAGTTCGTTGATTGCTGGCAAGAAGTAATTCGCGCCAGTAACAGTTGCGATTGAATCAGAAGAAGCGTAAGCAAAAACCTTCTGTGAATCGCCCATCCCGCCAATGCGAGAAAGTTTTGTGTAATCAAAAGCCATGATTCACTTCTCCTTATGCAGTCTTGTTGTATTGAACTTTAACCAGACCACCCTCGTCGCGAACGACAGAGCCAGCTTTCAACATACCGTTAGTCAACCATGCGGTACGCTCAGCAATCCAGTTAATCTCTGTCTTCATGTCGATACCGATAGCAAGGCCAACAGCAGGACGCTGGAAGAACCAAGAGTCAACAACATTCGCCGCTTCAGTCAATCCACCTTCGGTACGAGTCTCTAAGATGACGAACTGGAATCCACAAAGTGAATTGATCTCGCCAGAAACAAGTGCCTTGATGTTTTGGTAGTCGGAGTTAGTTGCTTTCTCGTCGTTCAACAAACCGCCTAAACCGCCAGCTTCGATAGCCGCGTAAAGCTCAGTTGAAGGAACACCCTGATCACGAAGCTCAACCTGAGCGTCGATAACCTTAGCCATTGACAAGTTGGTGCCACCAGCCGCTACAGGAGTAGTCAGTGGAGTAGAGGCATCCATTGCGTCAATAACAAGTTGGTCACAACGACGGCCAAGAGCGCCAGCGATAGTGTTCGCAAGCTCTTGCTTCTCGTCAAAGTTAACATCCTGCGCGTCAAAAATGTCGGTGTACTCAGGTGCGTTCCAGTTAGCGAGAGTCGCTGTCTTGAACTCGTGAGTAACGTCCATTGGAGTTACGAGGTCAGATGTTGATTTTTGGTTGGCAAGTCCCTTGCCCATGCGACGGAACTTGTATGTATCACCCACAACTGCGTTGCGGACAGTAACGGTGTTCTTCAGCAAGCCCATGCCTTGGTAGGCGTGTTTGACCATGCTGTCAAATTCCGTTACCGCTACTGCGGAAAGATTCTTTGACATGATTCAGTCTCCTCTATGTCAAATTGAAAAAAATGATTAAGAGATTTTGGACTGAGTACCCGATAGCCGGTCAGTCGTTCAACCTAAAACTACCGGGCCTTGTGAAAGGGGTATCCGATCTCGCAATGATACCACTATATGTTTGTGTTAGCCAAACGTCTGCACGTAGGGTTTATCACCGCCAAACTCTTTCATCATGCGCTGAATCTTACGCTCGTGATTCATGTCAGTAGATCGAAGTAGATTGCCGTTGTCGTCTTTCTTAAACATCTCGGCCTCAATGTCTGACCACTCAACACCACCCGGCTGAACATAACCATCAATCGGTAACTTAGCAGGGGCCGTAGACTTGATAAGCGCCTCGATTAGCTCGACAGATTCAGCACTGTTCACGGCATAACGTAGCTTCTCGTATGTATCGCCATCGAGATTGTTCTTCATGTACTGCTCGACAACCTTGACACGCTCTACGCCGTTATCGCCTAGCTTCTGAAGCTCAACTTCCATTGATACCTCTTCAGCCGCTTGATCTTGAGCCGACAGCAATTCCCATGCGTCGTTCATTGCAGACTGAGACATGTTGGTCTTCTCACCAAACGACACTAGCTCCTGCCATAACGCATCATCTGACTCGACACCCTCGACAATCGAGTAACCGTCTTTAGGTGCGCCAGTGAATCCACCAAACTTCTTCTCTAGCTCGGTGTATGCCTTGGCCTGCTCTGATATTGACTTGTACTTGTCGGCTTTGTACCACTCGGGTGAATCGCCAACGCCCTTGATCCCATCACTCAAAAAGTATTCGCCTTCACCTAATGTGGGTTCTGCGGCGTCTACTAATGATGTCAGGGTGTCGTTACTTTCTACGGCCTGTTCTTCCATGATTATCTCCAAGGATATTTAATGATCGCCCTCTTTGGGCTTAGTGGTTGGTGTTTTAGCTTGATGTCTTCAAGCCTTCGTTTGCCATTCAGCAAAGCTATGTCGTTGACGTCTATCCAATCAACGTGTTGTCCGTCTTTGTAGCACCTAAAAGATCGGAACTTGTGCAGGTACTCGAACTTCTCAAACTGGTACTCATCGGCAAGGTTGCCCAGCCAGTCAATGTCGAACTTAATAAAATCAAGATGATCTGTTTCAGCACAAACCACCTCGTACTTGGGCTTCGCTTTACGCGTCCGCTTCTTGGGTTCTTCCGTCATAGTCTCTCCGTCTGCTGTATGTAGTGGATAATCATACGGATAACACCCGCTTCGCCATTGTGATACGCCGCTTCGTACGCGACGTTCTGGCTAGATAGGGCGGTAGAGTTATCGAATAGAAAGCGACGCGTCAGATCCTCCAAGACCTTTTGCCCGTCTTCAGTATTGAAGCACCGGGCATAGGCTTTGGTGAGTTCTGTTATCTGTTCTTGTGCTTTGGCTTTCTGTCTCTTGGCATCTGGGCTTGCGCCCTCAATTGTTTCCCAAGTCATTCAGCTTCCATTTGTTGTGGTTGTTGTTGTTGCATCTGAGCTTGTGCGCCAGCTTGGATGATCTGCTGTTTCTCGACCTCAGACCGTACCAATTCAGAAGGCATACCCGTCTTGGTTGCCGCCCATGTACCGAAGTCCTCGATCTTAAAGCCGATCTGCACTTGCTCGGGGCCAGACGTACCCAATACGAACTGCACGGCCTGTTGGACAGCTAATAAGTCCTCGCCGTCTTGCGCTCGTGCTAATGGGGATGTGAACTTTACTTTGACGTCACGTCCTTCAAGCTCGATAGGGACGATCAATCCGCGTCGAGTCAGTATAGCGACGACACGCTTGAGTATTGGTATGAGTACCTCGGTCTGAAGTCGCCCAAATGCCGACCCAATCCGCCTTGCGAGTTCTCGGGATTCAATAGCAACCTCAGTGGCGCTACGAACAGGACCAGCAGGATCACGCAGGTCGTTGAACATTGCCAACTTGATAGCGTTTTGAAGCTCGACGATTTCAAATTGCGCGAGAGCAAGGTTCGATCCTGTATCGAGGCGCTGAATAGAAGGGTTGTTGGTGTTGTTTGATCCGACTGGAATCACGACACCGGGTGCGATCACCATATTGTACGGGTTCGTAACACCGTCGTCAGTAGCCGTGTACATTCCTGCAAGGTCAATAGCCGCTTTCTGCAAGACAAACTCTTTAGCCTTGTTCAATGAGCGTACATCGGGCAATGACTGCATCGCTGGACCGCGACCACGTATCTCACCAGCTACCTTAGTGTATCGACCAGTAACCCAAGGGCTTGATTCACCGAAGTCCTGAGTCCATGAGAAAGACTTTTCGTTGTTAACCCACAGGCATCCATAATATCGCTTGCTCTTAGGGTCAAAGATCACGCCTTCAGATACGCGTACTTCAGTGTTCGGGCTGTTATCGATCATGTTGCGTACATTCTGTGACGCCTCAAAGCCCCGCCACATACGCTCTAGCAAACGAGCCTTGACCTCAAACCGTCGCCAGTGTGTCTCGACCGTTCCGTATGGACCCTCTTCAAACGCAATGCCCTTCTGTGGGATTGTGTGGAAGCAAATAGGATTAGTCTCGTCGTCTGTCTCTTCGATCTTCATGGTTGCCGTACCCACTAGAAGATCAAGCGCCGCTTCATAGAACTGCGTGTGGAAGTTAGAGCGATTCAAGTAGTCAAAGACTAGCTCGCACTGCTGATCTAGGTTAGCTCGCACATCCTCTTCGGATACATCGAACTGACCTGACTCAAGCAACCGGATGATCTCTTCGGTCGGTTGGAAAGTAGCCCAGCGTGACCAGATCGGAGCAATGTTTTCCTGTAGCTTGCTCGCCCCCTGTTGGATAGCCGTCAACGCAGTCGAGTCAAAGATGCGATCCATCTTCTTCTGCCCGGTGTTCTCGGTATCAAACAGGTTTCGTTGCGGTAGAAAGTACTCATACACGTCTTGCAACTGGTCATGCCACATTGACTGCGTGTTGAATGCTTTCTGTTCACGTTCCTTTATGTCTTGGATCGAACCAAGATGCGGGGGCAAGCTCATAGTGTTACCTATTTAAGTTGTGCTTGTGTGCCAGAGTACGGACCGGAGCGCATACCGCCACCAGCACCGCCACGAGTAGCTCCGCCCATACCGCCCATGCCCAACATGGTACGAGCAGGAGCGGCCCCTGCACGACCGCCAGCCGCTTCAGCACGACTACGAGGGACACCGCCCAAGAGAGACTTGGTGCCTAGCTTACCGCGAGCCATTGCACGGAAGCGCTCTTCTTGCTCTCTGATCTCTTCATCTAATGCCGCCGCTTGACGACGCTCGACAGCGACTTGCTGTGCTGTGGGCTTAGGTGCCTTTGGTGATTTCATTTCATCCCATCCTTAACGAGTTACGGGTGGTCTTTTCCCCGTTACGTGTGAAGTCTTTACCGTCATAACCGATGACGTCTTGAGGTGCCTGCTGTTTCTTGCTCTTACCGCCACCGCTTACGCCAAGACCAGTTAGAAGGCTTCCGCCT